GCGTTGAGCAAATTCAAGAGGAGGAGGATTTAATCAAATGAAGATTAATTTCCCAATTGTAGTAACCGCCGCAGACTCAGATAAGCGCACATTAACTGGACGCATTGTTACATGGGGTGAGCGCGGTTTGACCAGCGCAGGTGCGACCATATTTGAAAAAGACAGCATTGATTTTTCTAAGCCTGTCAAGCTTTTGCTTGAGCATGACCGAACAAAGCCGCTAGGCAAGCTCACAGAGATTACAAATGATGAGCAGGGCATAACAGCTTCATTCAAACTTGCCAAAACTTTTGCAGCGGATGACGCAATTGAAGAAGCAATTTTTGGCATAAGAGATGGCTTTAGTGTTGGAGTTAAAATTAATGAATGGAAAAATGAAGAAGGCGTTTTAATGATTAAATCAAGTTCCTTGCAAGAGGTTTCATTAGTAACTGAGCCTGCAATTGATTCAGCTCGCGTTAGCGAAATAGCTGCAAGTGAACAAACAGAGGATTCCGAAGCAACCGCTGAGGATACAAACAACAAGGAGATCAAAGTGTCAGAAATTAATTCTGAAGCTCCTATCGCACCCGAAGCGGTAGAAGCGGCACAAACTCCAACTGTAACTGCAAATTATGTGGCATACACAAAGCCACGTGTTGATTTAAATGTTACAGCTGGACAATATGCAGCAGCTCAAATTCGTGCAATTCAAGGAGACAGTGATGCACGCGATCTAGTTGCAGCATTACAAATTGCAACTGTTTCTGAAAATACAGGAATGGTGCCACCAAATTATTTACGCGACGTAATTGGAATTATTGATTCATCACGTCCTTTCATTGATAGCATTGAGCGCGCTCCGCTTCCTGCATCAGGAATGAAAATTTTTACACCAAAGTTAGGCACACAGGCAACTGTTGCATTAACAGCTGAAGGTGCAGAATATTCTTCAACCGATACAACTGTAACCTTTCAAGAAGATACAATTGTTAAGTTCGCTGGCGCTGGAATAATAAATCAAGAGTTGTTGGACAGATCTGACCCATCTTTCCTTGATCTTTATATTCGTGAGTTAGCTGGATCTTATGCACAAAAGACTGATGACTATGCAGCAAAAATTGCAGCAGATGGAGCAGATTCTTCAACAGGATCAACAATTTACAAATCTATTGCAGATGGAATTGCTGATTCATATAACGTAATGCGTTTTACTCCAAATAAATTGTTAGTTGCTCCTTCAGGTGGTTACGTAAATATTGATTTTGCTAACCTACTTGGAGCTGTTGATGGTTCAAACCGACCACTATTTGCTGCGGCTGCACCGCAAAATGCAGCAGGCCTTGTTACTCAAGGCAGCACAAATGGCACAATTGCTGGACTTGATCTTGTTGTAGATCCAAACTACACAGGTAATACTGGCGGAGCCAAAGTTGCTTTGGTTTATCCAACTCAAGCTATGAGATTCCATGAGTCAGGCACATTTGAAATTCGTGCCAACGTCGTCGCTAACGGACGCGTCGAAATTGGACTTTATGGTTATGTTTGTGTTGTTAATCGTTATCCAACTGCATTCCGCAAGTTAGATATAGCTTAATTTAATTGAGTGCCTGTGGTTGCTCCCGATCACAGGCATCCATTAATGGGAGTGAGAGATGAAGGTACGTTATGCCCAGCATAGTTACTGCAAGCCAATTTCGGAGTGTAGTTGGCGTATCTTCATCTCTTTATAATGATGCTTATTTAGATCAAATACTGGATTCGGCTGAAGCTTGCGTTTTGCCGATGCTAGTAACTTATAAAAGTTTTATTCAAAAAACAGTGTTAAATGATAACGTTGCGACATTTACCACAGTGGGGGCGCATGAATTTTCAGAAGGACAATCCGTTGTCATCACAGGCTGTCTCAGCCCATACAACGGCACACGAACAGTTTTGGCCGATAATCTCACAGCTACTACCTTCTCGGCATCGATCACAAACGCTGACGTATTGGAAGCAAATGTCATCCCATCTGGAGTTGCTGCCATCAGTGGTGGATCGACTTATGTGGGAAACGCAGCTGTTCAATCAGCTATCTACACAGTCGCACTTGAAATCTTCCAATCAAGACTTGCAGGTGGAGGACAAATCGAAGGAGTAGATTTTACCAGTTCGCCATTTAAAATGGGTCGATCATTATTTAATAAATGTGTTGGTCTGCTTGGTCAATACATTGACACTGAAACTATGGCTCAATAGTGCCAGCATCAACAATTCTTTCAGACGTTAGACAACCGCTTGCAACAGCTTTAGCAGGTGTCAGCGCTAACGTTTATAATCACGTACCCGAAACTCCGATCCCACCATGTATTGTTTTTGTACCTTCGTCGCCATACCTTGAAATTGATACTATTGGCAAAGCGCAAGTCAGAGTCAAAATTAATTTAACAATTACAGCTTTAGTGCAATATAACAGCAATCCAGCAAGCTTAGATAATCTTGAGCAGCTTATAATGAGTATTCTGGCAGTGATTCCAAATGGATACATTGTCGGGGCGGTCAGCAGACCGAGCGTTACAAATGTCGGAGCAGCAACCATGCTTGTTTCCGATATTGAAGTTTCAACCTACTACACACAAACAACCTAAGGAGCGAAATGGCTACCACAGTAATAACTGGTCGGGATGTTACCTTTACCATTGGTGGTAACAATTTCGATGCACAGGCAACAAGTGCGACATTAACAGGCACAGTTAATCGTCAAACATACGAGACTTTGGATGGAAAAGCATACAAAGTTATTGATAATGATTTTACTCTAGCAGTTGAGATGCTTGCAGACTGGGGAGCAGCTGGATCATTATGTGAAATTTTATGGGGCGTTACAGAGTCAGCGCCAAACACAGGAATTAACACAGTATTTACAGCTGCATCTGGCGCAGTATTTACTTTCCAAGTGTTACCATCATGGCCTTCAGCTGGCGGAGCTGGAAATGATGCACAAACTGTTTCATTTACATTCCAAGTAATTGGTGTGCCAGCGGAGTCATTTACCTAATAACTAGATCGGGAGCAAAAAATGAAGTTACCAATAACAATTGAATACAGTTCAGGGGCGCAAGCTACTTATACAGCTCAGCCCCCTGAATGGCTTAAATGGGAAAAAATGACAGGACATACGATCAGTCAAGCTCAAGAAAAAATGGGCATTTCTGATTTAATGTTTTTGGCATACCATGCACATAAGCGCGAAGCTGCTGGAAAGGCTGTGAAACCTTTTGAAGCTTGGTGCGAAACTGTTACAGACGTAATCGTTGGTGATGCAGACCCAAAAGCCATCCAGCAGGAAGCCTAAATAGATTATTGGTTCAGCTGGCAATTGCCACGCAGATACCGATGAGCGAATGGGTTGATGCTTCAGACATTATGACAGCTTTAGAGATTTTGGAGAAAAAAAATGGCAGTCAGCAGTGATCGCTCAATTTTTTATTCTCAAAAAGAATTAAGAAATATTGCAAAAGTTTTACGCAATATGGATGAAATTGCTGTCAAAGAAGTCAAAGAAAAAGTTGGCGCACTAGCTGAAAAAGAATTGCAAGCTATTCGTCAAGCTGCTGGATCGCGTGGCAAAGTAGCACAAAGAGTTGCCGATGGTGGTAAGTTAAAAAAATCATCCGTATTAGGCGAGATTACTTTTGGAGCTGCAAGTCAAACATTTTCTGGCGGAGGAACAACTCAATTTAACACTCGCAAAGATACAAAGGGTAACCGAAAAGGTTTAGGCGCAGGCGTTGAATTTGGTTCAAATAATTATGGACAATTTCCTGCATGGTCAGGCGGTATGCCTAAAGGTGCTGGATCAAAAGGTTATTTTATATTCCCAACAATTAGAGCTTTGCAGCCTGAGATAATTAAAGAGTTTGAAGAAATTATATTGAGCATAAGAAAAGAGTGGGCAAATGGCAGCGTCTAGTAGTAGAGCTTTAACATTAGCATTAGCTGCTGACATTGATGGCCTTAAAAAAGGTTTAAATGCCGCTGATAAAGAAATTCAAACATTTGGTGGCAAGGTTAATGAGTTTGGAAAAAAAGCTGCATTGGCTTTTGCTGCTGCCGCAGCTGCCGCTGGAGCTTATGCAGTAAAGCTTGCAGTTGATGGCGTTAAATCTGCAATAGAGGATGAGCAAGCGCAGTTAAGATTAGCGAGTGCATTAAAAGCTGCAACAGGTGCAACAGATGCACAAATTCAAGCTACTGAAGATTACATAACAAAAACGTCGGTAGCTGTTGGAATTGCGGATGACCAACTTAGGCCAGCGTTTCAAAGGTTGTCTGTGGCAACTGGCGACGTTAAAAAATCGCAAGATTTATTAAATTTAGCAATTGATATTTCAAGGGGAACAGGCAAAGATCTTGGGCAAGTTACTGAAGCGTTATCAAAGGCTTACGGAGGTCAAGATACAGCTCTGGCAAGACTTGGAATTGGTATCACAGCTGCACAGGCAAAGACATTAGATTTTCGTGGCGAAACACAAAAATTAACCGATCTTTATGGCGGCGCTGCTAGCAGAAATGCTGAGACATTTCAAGGGCGAATTGATAGATTAAGAGTTATATTTGATGAAACAAAAGAAAGCGTTGGTCAGGCATTATTGCCAATAATTGAAAGATTAATTGGTTACATTTTTACCTATGGCTCACCTATTGTTGAAAAGTTTAAAGATGCTTGGAATATTATCAAAGATGCTTTAGATCGCAACAGAGATACATTTGAAAAATTTGGTCAATTATTACGAGACGTTATTTTTCCAATTGTTTCAAAAGT